GTAAGAATTGGTGAATGAACCGCAAAAGAACATCTAAGTTTAAGCAAGGGATATTCAACCCTGTTAACAAAGACAAGTACAAAGGTACTTTGCCAATTTTATATCGATCATCATATGAAATTAAGTTCATGAGATGGGCTGATCACAATCCGGCTGTCATCTCCTGGGGATCTGAATCAATTATTGTACCTTATCAAAACCCTCTGACTCAAAGAGTATCTCGTTATTTTGTAGACTTTAATATAACTCTAAAGAACAAAAACGGCGAAATTAAAAAGTACCTTATAGAAATTAAACCCTCTATACAAACTATACCTCCTGCACCTACTAAGAACACAAAATCTCTTCTTAGACGCCAAGCTGAGTATGTTAAAAATAGAGCTAAGTGGGAGGCGGCAACTCAGTTTGCAACTAAAAAGGGGTCAGAATTTGTTGTCTTGACTGAGAAACACCTAGGCCTTTGAAGAATATTTTCTAGTCTTTTCAGAACCTGGAACTACTTCTTCAATTATCTCTTCTGTTACAATTGTTTTAGTTTTAGGTTGAGCAGGTACTGGTGTATCGACAAGTAGCTGCTTCTGTTTTGTCTCTTTTAATATAGAACCTCCTCTAGCAATATTATATGCTAAAACTAAGCATACAGCTAAAGGATCAAATACTAAAACGATAACCAAGATAAAAAGCTTTACAACTGTATCAAGAGGTAATCCAACCGACTCTGCTACAAACTTAAAAGTGCCAATATCATGTACTGCATTACCTTCAGAGTTTAGAGTGATGAGCTCATTATCTTTTTCGAATACTAATGTTTGAAGTTCTTGAACACGGGCATTGAGACTCTTGATCTCTTCAGCTGATCTTGCCATGTCTTCATAGACAGGTGCAGCTGAACGTCGAGACATTTGAGGTAATCTTGCTTCTTGAGACTTACGAGCTTCGTTTAATGTATTAATACGAGAATTAATTTGTTCAATCTCTTTTGATATATTATCTTTCTGCTGTACTATAAGAGAGGCTTTATTATCGATGAGTTCGGTCTTACCAGCATTAACTTGATAACCAGAAGATAGATAACCATAGATACCCAATGAGGTAATACCCATGAGCACTAATACAGCCGCTATCATATAAATCTTTAAGAACCAAACTGTCTTATTCCAATAACGGTATAAGAAAGAAGTGGAGACTAATTTACCTAATTCAAGGGAACCAGCCATAATAACTACCGACCAAAAGTGTCCGGAGAATAGTGTTGCGATACCAAGTACTGAGAAATAAGCTGCACATCCTGCTACCAGGAGAGCTGCAAATGCTAATAATGCTGTAAACATACTGGCAATATTTATGCTATTTTAACTGGAGAAATTACGACATAGTAGATTAAATAATAGAAACCTATGGGACTTAAATTCTTAGTCGAAGACATCCATGACGGACTTGATTTCATGATCGAGGAAAAAAATCGTCAAGGTGAACAAAAACTTTACATCACCGGTCCATTCTTAATGGCCGAACAAAAGAATCAAAACGGCCGTATCTATAAACTAGATGAGATGGTAAAAGAGGTTAACCGTTATACTGATGAGATGGTTAAGTCCCGTCGGGCTATCGGTGAAATGAATCACCCACAATCAACAGAGGTTAACCCTGTTAATGCCTGTCACTTAGTAACCGAGTTAAAACAAAACGGTAACTACTTCATGGGTAAGTCTCAAGTGCTTAATACCCCAATGGGCCAACTTCTTAAGTCTCTTATTACTGATGGAATTAAAATGGGCATTTCATCACGCGCTCTTGGTAATATTCAAGAGATGTCAGATGCTAAGCATGTTTCAAATTTCCATCTTATCTGTCTTGATGTTGTTCATCAACCTTCAGTACAAAACGCTATGCTTGAATCAGTCATGGAGTCAAGAGAGTATATGATTCGTCCCGACGGTTCAATTATTGAGTGTTCAGCAGCTGCTAGAAGAGAGCTTAGTGAAAAACTTTCTAGTATGCCTAAGCATGGTACAGATACATTTTTAAGAGAGGCCTTGATCGGCTTCATTAATAAGATTAAATTAGGTTAACATATGACAACAGAAGAACAAAAATCAGTTACAAACTTTATTGGCAAAATTGCCAACAAAGATTACTCAGAAGCACAGCAAGCTCTTGAAGCTGCTGTTGCAGAAAAAATTAAAAATAAAATCCGTAACTACGTTAACCAAGAAGAAAATTAACCCTTTTAGAATAAATAAATATACAACAAAAATATGGACTTCAAATCAATTCTCAAAGAACAGTTCAAAGATCTCATCACTGAAGAGACCTTAACAGCAGTACACGAAGCATTCGAAGCTGCCGTAAACGAAAAAGCAGAACAAAGAGCAGAACTCGCAGTAGAAGCTGCTACAACAAAGATCGATGAAGATCACGCTGCTAAGCTCGAATCACTTATCGAGTCCATTGATGCTGATCACACAGCCAAGCTTCAAAAATTAGTTGAGACAATTGATTTCGATCACGCACAAAAGCTTAAAGCCGTACTTACAAAGATCGATGAAGATCATACAGGCAAGCTCGAAGCTGTTGTAGAGAAGTATGAAACAACTTTAAAAGAAGAAGCAGAATCATTCAGAACTCGTCTCGTAGATGAGATTTCAAATTACATGGATCTGTATCTTGAAAAAGTAGTACCAACAACACAAGTCAATGAAGCTGTTGAGAATATTCGCTCACGCAAAATTCTTGACGAGGTTCGTAAGCTTGTTGGTATTAATGAAGAATTTGTCAATAGTGAGATCAAAGAAGCTCTCATTGACGGTAAAACAACAATCGATTCCTTAAAGAAGGAATTGAATGAAGCACTTGAGGCTAATACATCATTGAATTCAAAACTGAATTCAGTTGAAGCCAAACTTTTGCTTGAAGAAAAGACAAAAGATATGCCACAGAGTACTAAGGCATATGTCAGTAAATTACTCAAAGGTAAATCACCTGAGTATATTGAAGAGAACTATCAGTACGTAGTTGAGATGTTCGAGAAAGAAACCTCCGAACAAGTCGAAGATGCTAAGGAAAGGGTCGCAAAGCGGATCGTTGAGGCCGTTGACCGTCCTGAAGCAACAGAGACTCAAGAAGAGGTCATTTCTACACCAATAGTTGAGAGCAAATCTCCTGTTGGCGGATATCTGAATGAGATGAAGAAGCTTGACGGTTCTAAGCTAAAACTTAGACACTAAGGTCACTCTTTATACTCAAATAAAGGTCGAAAATTCTTTCTATAAAGGAGAAATAAAATAACTATGGAACTTCTACACATCGATAAAACACGTGCTGAAACTTTAGTTGAAAAGTGGACTCCAGTTCTGGATTACACTTCCGACAAAGTATCAGCTATCTCAGACGAACACACACGCTTGAACACAGCCATCCTTCTTGAGAACCAAGAAAAATGGTGCTTTGAGCAAAGCTACAACAGTGGCGGCGTTTTCGGTGCTAACTCATTCGCTGGCGGTGGCACAAACACAGCCAACCAATTTAGCGCTGATACATACGCAACTGGTGACGCACGTCTGCCTAAAGTCCTCATTCCAATGATTCGTCGTACATTCCCTGAGCTCATCACAAATGAGATCGTGGGTGTACAGCCTATGACTGGTCCTGTTGGCTTAGCATTCGCAATGCGTTACAAATACGAAGGTTCAGCTCTCGGTTCCCCAACACCAACAGGTGCTGACGGTAACTCAGCTGCATTCGTAGGTGGTGCTCAAACAACATCAGACGGCAAAGAAATCGGTTATAACTACTTGAACACAGCCTTCACAGGTACTTCAAGTGCACGTTTATCCGGTCTCGGTACTTCTGGTACTGCTTTCAACGGTCTTGTTGAGGATTCAGGTGTTGCAGCTCTTATCTCACAATTCGAGCTCACATCAAACATCCCACAAGTAACTGTTTCGTTTGAAAAGACCGCAGTTGAAGCCGGCACACGCCGTCTTGCAGCTAAGTGGTCCGTTGAACTCGAACAAGATCTGAAAAACATGAACGGCATCGATATCGACG